GACTGGCGCACGAACGACCGATCTGAACTGGCTCCGCAATGCGCGGAACCCTTATACGGGGACGCTATTCTCCGGCCGTGACACCAACGTCACGTTTTTCACCCCATCCGGAGAGTGGACGTGGGCCGATGGAAAGCTCTGGACGCCGAACATTCCTGGCGTGTATGGCGACCACTGGATCGGCTGCGAAAAACTGGAGGACGTGCTCGAAACCATCACCGAGTCGCTGGACGGAAAGCCCGTCGCTGAGATTTACGACAACGCCTAACCACCAACCCCGCGCAGGGCGGGAAACCATGAGAGGGGAATGAGATGCCGAACCTATTTGTTGACCTTGATGACTTTGTACCCGGCGGCGCTGGTGGCCTGGATGACGGCGACGTCGTGCCCGCGCGGGATTATGCGCAGGATTATGCACCCGGAGGATGCTACCACGTGTCGCGAGCGCCAGAACTCGTGGCGGACATTCGGGCGGCAGCGGCTGCTGGGCACGCATACATCCAGCGCCTCAATCGGCCCGAACCCCACCGCCGATCGCTCGAAGACGTCGTGTGGTGCTTCGCGGGTGTCGGGGTTGGCACCGAGCTAGGTGCGGCCATATATGCCGATCTGATCGCGAACCCGCTGCAGGTCCGTTGATCTTTGACCACCCACCCCCGCGCCGAGCGGGAAACCATGAGGGGGGAATGACGATGAACACGTACACTACAGACGGATCAGTGCGAGGCGACTGTGGCCACAGGCACCGGACGTTATCCGGTGCGATCCAGTGCCTCGCTCGCGATCAGGCTGGATGCAAGAGCCAAGGCGGTTACTCTGACCGCCAGATTCGCCACAGCGACGGATCGCCGTTGACGGAGCGCGAGTACGACCAGTTGTGCCAGATTGAGGATGCACGCTAACCCGATTAGCCTATATGATTTCTCATATCATAACATCAGATTACACCGATTGTGGGATCATCGAGGCTCGAGGCCAGCGGTGGGAATGGTGATTGCTTCCCTATCGCATTTCGTTTGGCTGGACACCGCCGCGAGCTTGACGACCGACCCCCTCGCCGGCGCGGGGCAACCGTGAGAGGAGAAAAGGCGGTGCCAGACCCTCCGAAACTGCTCGGCGGTCCCTACGCGATGCCGCGGTGTCGCGTAGGAAAGCCCCTCTTCGACACGATCCGTGGCGACCTCGTCGTCGCCACGATCACCGATACCCCGATTCCCTGGCCGTTCGGCCGGGTCTCGCGAGCGTGCCGGGGCGCCCCGATCCTGACGGGCGACCTCGAGCGCGCGGTCAGGGTCGAATCGAACCAGGCCATCCAATACTACTGGGGAGTCAGCCGCTGGACGGTCGAGCGGTGGCGGCGGGCGCTCGGTGTCGAGCGCATGAATCCGGGTACCGCGGCCGTCTGGAAAGAGCTGTCGGCCTCGAAAGTCCAGTCGGCGCGGGCCCGGCGGCGGGCACGGTCGCCGGCGGCCAGGAGGAAGATGAGCTTGCGGGCCAAAGCAGCGTGGGCCAGGCGGAAGGCCGCGCAGACCGGCTAAAGCCGGGACTCCAACTGAATTCACGGTCGTCACATCGGGCATAATTAGGCCCCCAACCCGGCAACGCGCGCACCGAGCTGGGGGCGATCGCCGCCGGCCTGGTGGCCTTCGGGCCGATTTTCACGCCCGATTAAGCTGACAGCATCGCCAGATCGCTGCGGTCGGGATCACGTCGCGAGATCGATCCGTCGGCCGCAATGCGGGCATACCGATGCAGGGCCTGGTCGCCGGCGAGCTCGACGATAATCGACCTTGCCAATCGCCCGTGCCATCAGCTCAAGATCCTGGTGTCGATAGCTCCTCTGGCTGCGCCGGTTTGAATGCCGCAATAGCCTTTGGAGCATCAGCTCGCCGATCCCCCAGTCCTCGGCGAGGGTCGCGAAGGTGTGTCTGAAGGCGATCAAGGTAAGCCCTTCGACGCCGGCCCGCTCGCCGAGCTGCTTCACCTGGTCGAGGGCGCGGTACCCATGCCGGCCGTGGAGCCAGGGTCGATCGACTGCGTTGGGAAAGAGCCATTCACTGCGTTGGGTCTGCCTCATCCAGGCTTTTAGTACCTTGAGAAGCGGCCCGGCGATCGGGATCCGGGCCGCTCGGGCGGCGTTCTTGAGTTTTTTTTGGGCGTGGGATCGGATCTTGATGACGCTTGCGTCAAGGTCCACATCGCATTTGCGTAGGCCCAGGATTTCGTTTTTGTGGGCTCCGGTGAAGGCAGCGGTATAAACCAGGGCTCGAAGCCTGGCGGCCTTCCAGGCGCCGGCCAGGGCCTCCCGATCGGCCAAACGCAGGATGGCCTGGATCTCCTCGGCCGTCCGATGGTGGGGAAATGGCTCCTCGTCGTCCGGCTCGATTTCGTCGGCGGAAAACCAATCGTCTAGGCGGCGAAACTCAAACGGGTTCCGGATCCAACCTTTGTACACCCCGTAGCTGCACGCGGCTCGGAACGCGGAAAGGAGACTTCGATTGGTGATGGGGGCGCGGTCGGCGTGCTGGCGCAACCAGTCGGCGATTGCATCGGGATCCACGTCGCGGGTCGTGCGGCAATGTGGACGAAATTCGCGCAGCACCTGGGCGATCTTCGCGAGGGTTGCTTTCCTCCTTAGCGGCGGCTTGTATTGCTTGACGACGCGCTTCTCGAAGCGCGAGAATGAGATGGAAGTGATTCTGGCCATTGGAAGTGATCCGGTAAAAATGGGGAATGGGGATCACCCCAAGGCTAGACCGAGTTTTGTCTCCTATTTCCTTAATATCGATCACTGACGGCTCGACTGGGTGGGACCTGGGTCTACGGAACCGAAGGTTACTGGTTCGAATCCAGTCGGGTGTAATGCCAGGCCGCTTTGGAGAGCTGCGCTGGCAGGAGTTTGTTTATAGATTGTGCTCGTGAGATTGACCATGTCGAGACCGCGTGTACAATCGATTAGGCGAGCTCCCAGATCCTTTCGACCGCCCCCGGCAGGGCCTCACAAAACCACTAGCCGGCGGGCGGTTTTTCTTTCGCCTGGCGGCGGGTCCTTGGTCCTTTGTCCATGGTCCGTTGTTAGCGGAAAAGAAGCCCCTCGAGTGCTGCGCTGGTCTTCGGAGATAGCCAGATGCTTTCCAGTCGCCGGGATTGCCTGAAGATAACCGTCTCGCGGTCGTGGCGCATCCAGCCTTCGTAGAGGTCGTCGTAGAGATCGCAGCGGTAGCCGGAGATTACGACGAATCCGGTCAGCCTGTGTAAAGCGTCAGCGAGGTTGCAATGGTCTTGATCGGTTAGCTCATGCTCGTAACCGCGCACCTCGCTCCGGGTGGCGGGTACGTAGGGTGGGTCGGCGTAGTGGAGGGTATCGGGCATGTCGTGCTCATCCATTACGTCGATGGCCGGGCGACAGTCGATAAGTACGCCTTGGAGTCGCTGGCAGAAGACTGCGATTTCCGCGGGGTACCGGCTCCAATCCAGGGCGGGGGTTGTCCCTCTGCGATTGGTGTTACTGCGGAATCCCGTCCGGCGTTTGATGGGTGAGGAGTCGGAGCCGAACCCACCGAAGCTGCGGAGCAGAAGCCTGCGGGCTCGCTCGATTGGCTCGTCGATGTGCTCGTAGGCGGATTTCCATTCGGCTCGGGCGAACGGGGTTAGGGCGACCAGGCGGCAGAGCTCGGCTGATTGATGAGGGTCTCGAAGCACGCGGAAGAAGCTAACGAGGTCCTCGTTCAGGTCGTTGTACACCTCTGAAAAAGCGGGCGCTTTGGCCAGCAATACGGATCCGGCGCCGCCATAGGCATCGACGAAAACGCGATGTCGTGGGAAGTGGCTTATGATCCAGTTAGCGAGCCGGAACTTGCCGCCGTGATATCTCAGTGTTGGGCGTGTGGGTCTCATGTTTGGCACCGCAAATGGATCTGAGGTTTGGATCGCGCTGGGAGATAGTCTCGGCCTCGGCGATCAGGTCGAGTGCGGTTTCGAGCAGGCCATGGTGATCGCCGACGACTCGGGCGACCATGCAGTGGAGCAAAAGCGCAGCCAGATCGAGCTCGCCGTCGTCGTAGGCGGCCTCGACGGCCTGGTCCAGGGCTTTCTGGGATCGCGCGTCTCGCGTCGCGTGGCGGTTCGTCTCGATCGTCTTGCGCACGAGGGCGTCGAGTTCGTGGGGTTCGAGTCTGTGGACGGTGCTCACGGGTCGGTTCCTTTGGTGGGGGTCTGGTGCCGACGGCTCAATCGGGCGGAGTTGGTTCTGCGGGGGCTTGGCGGGTGGGCCGATCGCGGGGCCTTGGTGGCAACTTCTCCATAGGAGTATGGTCACCTGAATGGCGGCGGCGGCGATGGCGATGTAGCAGAGCTGGTGGGCGATTTTGGAGCGGAATAGTAAGCGCCACTTCATGGGTTTTGTCCGCTGTTCGAAAAAGGGGGTACCTCTTTGCAAAAACCCCAAAAACCCCGAAAACCCCATTTAATCATGGCTGCACGCAACGATTGACGTTTTCCGCTAAACCCTTTGGCGCTTAAGGATATGGGGATTTCTGCGGAAAAAAGTGGATTGATGCATCACTTAGGTTTTCGGGGTTTTTGGGGTTTTTGCAAAGAGGTCAGGGTTTTCGTTCGTTAGTGATGTAACAGAGGGTTGACGTCATAGGTTGGCGACGGCGGGCGGCCACCTTTGGGCCCGGAAAGGGCGGCCGGTGTGGGGCGTATCACACCCCGGGAAATGAGATGCGTGATCGTCGCGGAAAGCGCGTCGTCGTCGATCCATCGTCTGGCATGGCGCAGGTCGGCAATGCTGAATCGGGTGAGCAATTGGGAACTAAGCCAGAGTGTGACGGCGCGGATGGCTTTCCCTTTTCGCGTGCTTGCACCGTGGAGAACGCTTTGCACGCGGAGGGCGTGGCTTTTGAAGTAGGCCACAAGCTCCCAGGCTCGGTCGACGTTTTCCGCCTCGACGGCCGGCACTGCGGTCGGGTCGGTTTCTTCCGCGGCATAGTGCATCAGCGTGAGTATCAGGGCGAAGCGCCCAGCATACTCACGCATCTTGCCCCACGGGCCTCGCAGCTCGGGGTCGAATTCGAGCCCGTTCATTTCTTGGCAGTGGGCGTTGAAATGCAGGCGCCAACATTCTTTTGCCGCTGTGCTGGGGATGATCGCCGAGGGTTGGGGTTTGTTGCGATTGAGAACAAGCGGCCGGTCCCAGAGCCGGGTTATCAACGCGGTCCAATCGCGCATGATCTTGGGCGAGATTCCGCGGTCGTTCCAGGGCGCGACGGGTCGCGCGTCGGGGAAGGAGAAAAGGTAGCGATCAATGAAGCCGTCGGAGACGCCATGGTTGCCGCCGAGCTCGAACAAGATGTCGGGCGGCAGACCCCCGGTGATACTGACGGCCGGGTCGTCGCAGGCGACCGGCTCTTGGTTTTCGTGGCTGACTCGGTCGGTGACGATTCGGTCCCCAGACCAGATCTTGCAGGCAATCGACCGGTCGTGGCCTCGGCCGCCGCTTTTGTACTGGTTCATGCCGCGGAGATAGGCGCTGAGCTCGTCGCGGATCATGACGAGTCCGCGGGGGTTTTGTTGGAGGATCCGAGGGATCGCCTCGGTGGTCGTATCGTCGATATCGATGCGCTTGCGCTTAGGTCGCTGGGGCGTCGGCAGACGCTCGGTAATCGCCTTGGCGCAGGCCGCCTCCCATTCTTTGATCGCCTTTCGGTGGTCGGCTGCGAGCCGGTGATCGATTGCGCGCACCGGAGCGGCGCAGAATTTCATCGCCGGGGTTTTTCCATCGGAGGGCGGTCCAACACAAGCGGCATAGAGCGTTGCGCCGACGGCATATCCGTTCTTCAGTAGTAGTACACTCGATCGACCGATTGCGCCGGCAGCAATCACAAGGGCGGGCACAGCGAGGAAATCTGGGGCGCAGCCGATCGACTGACTGCCGGCCTCGGCAAGGGCCCTCGCCGGCGACGGCAGAACATCAAGCGGAAACGGCTTGACTTGAGACGACTCGTCGAGGCGCATCGGCGGCCACGGTTCGGGTTCATCAGCGGGGGCTACCTCGGTCTCGATCGCTTCGTCGTCGATGCATGCAATAACCCGGGCTTGGATCTCTGGCGGTAACGCGTTGAGCGCTTCGCCTCTTCGGCCGGGCTCGGCCGCGGCGAGAATTCGCGCGGCCGATTGAAATGGTTCCTCCAGGCTGTCGATTTCGCCGTTGGGGGTGAAGCCGATGAGCAGTCGCCGGAAAAGGGCGGCGGGGGAAGTGTTCATAGTGCCAACCTCCTTTCCTCGGCGCGGAGCCGGTAGAGGCGGGTCGTACGCGGCATGGCGTGGCGCGGGTCGGCGTGGTCGTCAACGACGAGCTGCCGCTCGAATACGAGCGAGTTGAGGGCGACAGCGCGGGCCTGATCCGGGATGAAATCGAACGGGTCCACGTAATGCCAGATTTCGGCCGCAGTGACCGGGCGGGTCCAGAAGCGCACCGCGCCGAGGCAGCGCTGTTTCAACTCTTCCATGGTGAGTCGGATTCCTTCGAAGGGAATCGTGGGGATCGTGGCGGGCGTCATGAGCGACCTCCTTCCGGGTGGGAATCGGAGGCCGGGAGAATGTCGGCGCACGTCAGCGGGATCGAGACTCGCTCGTGATCGGTCCAGTCGGGCCACCAGGCGGGGCTGTTGTCGAGCTCGTAATGGTCTTGGTCCGTCCAGGCCGGCCACATCGCGGCGGGGATTCCTCGCACGCGGCGCTGGCGGCGGTGGCGGGCGAACGACTCGGTGTAACGGCCGGTCGTGACGATGTGTATCGACCGCGCTGAGGGCGTGGAGACAGCGTCTCCGGGCCGGCGTTGGGCCGGCGGAACATGAGGCAGCATTGAAAAGATCCTTTCATTGGCCGGTCGATTCAGTAGGGCCTCACAAGCACTAACTGAGTCGAGCGGGGCTTCCGTGGGAATTGGTCCCTGGTCCGTTGTCCTTTGTCCGTTGTTGGGGACAACCCGGGGGCCAAAGGGGAGTCTATCATTCAGGCTGGCGGGTGCCAATCGGCTGTCTGGGCTCAAGCTCCAGAAGTAAGATTGGAAACGGCGCGTCGGGGCGGTCGGTCAGGTGGCCGAAAGGTGCGTGGCCGGGAGAGACGTAGACAACGAGGTTCTTGTTGATGAGCGCCTCGTAGATTTCGTCGGCGAACTCGTCAATGTTGGGTTCGACGTGGAAGCCGTTGGCTCTTGGCCGGCCGGTCAGGTAATCGATCAGGCGGGCGTATTTCATCGCATTGGGTCCTCGCAACAGGCACTGCAGAGATCGAAACTCACCCATTCACAGCCGCCGTCGCAGGCGTTGTCGGCGGTGCAACCGCATTTCTTGCAGCGTTGGAGCTCGGCGCGCTGGTCGAACCATTCGCGGAGAGTGCAGGACGGCCCGGTCGAGATAAAGAGCCGGGCTTCGACGATTTTCCAGAGAGGCCATTTGCGAATTGCGGTCGCGGTATGGCGGTAGCCGCGGTCGGCGAGCTGGCCGGAAAGCCAGATCGCCAGGGTTAGGGAGATTTTCCCTCGCTCGCGCGTCGGGTTGGTGTGGGTCGGTTTCATACGCATTGGCAAGCTCCCGACTGGCGAGTTGGCGGGTACATGATGTCTCCTTGCGTGTGAAGGTGCGATAAACGCCATGGCAACATGCCAGGGCGATTCCGGCCGGGCCTACTAGGGGACTAAGCCCAGTCGGCTAGAGGGGAGCGGGAAGCGTCGTTTCAGTCGTCGTAGCGGGGCTCGTAGGCGCGGGCCATGGCGGGGGCCGCGTCAAGGCGCTCGAGGGCTTTGATCACGCCGTTAGTGGTAATGCGGGCCAGTCCGGACGGTCCGATGCGATTGCGTAGGCTCTGGAGCGTCGGTACGTGGTCCTTGTGAATGCCGGTGTAGCGGCCAGTCTGCCAAGCGTGGTCAAGAGCTGCTCGCCAGCGTCGGCCATGGGTGGCGATAACGTCCAGTAAGGCGCGACATTCGGCCGCGTCCAGGGTGGGCGTGGTGGTCATGATGTCTCCTCAAGGGAAGCGTGCTGGTCCGAAAGCCAGATCGCCAGGGTTAGGGAGATTTTCCCTCGCTCGCGCGTCGGGTTGGTGTGGGTCGGTTTCATACGCATTGGCAAGCTCCCGACTGGCGAGTTGGCGGGCGCACCATTGCGGGCGCAGCGAGCACTAGGGCATAGGGCACGATGCGATCAGGGCCGACGGCGTTTTCGATCATGCCGGCGAGCGCTGGAGCGTCGGTCTCATCGACGACGCCCAGGGCGTGGACGATGGCGACGAGCTCAATGCCCGTCTCTGTCTTGCCTTTAAAGATTCGGGCCCAGCCTGCGCCATCGAAAGTGACGAGGCTGGTCGGTCTGAGAGTGATCATTGGAGGTCCTTGCCAGTTGAAAAGCGAACTGGGAACTGGGAACTGGGAACTTAGAAACTGCTACGACAGGTACCGAATCCGCACGAGGAAGGTCCCGCGCCGGAGGTAGAAGCCGGTTTCGTCGAATTCGAACCCGGTCTCGAGCTCGGTTTGGCCGCCGTCGATGCGGACGCCGATGGGGTCGCCATCGGTCTTGATTGCTCCCCATTTGCTGCGGCGAATGAGACCGAACCAGAGGACGCTGCCTTTCAGCTCGGCGAAAAAACAGTGACTGGAAGTCACGGCAATTCCGCACGGGACCGCGCGCGTGGGCGACCGCGTTAGTTCGACGCGCCGGTGGGTCTTGAGGTACTCGATGGCCTCTTTCATCGATCTGGGGTGGGTCTGGTTGCGATTCATGGTTGCTCCGGTTGGAAGCGAAAAATGACTTCCATTCGCAGGAAAGAGAAAGGTTACGTTGATCGACGACGGGCGGCCGCGGCGTCTTTGTTGGCTTGCCGCTGGCATTTTTTGCAGGTTGCGAGATAGCGGGCTCGAATTGGGATCCAGTAGAACGCGGACAGGGGTTTAGCCTGGCCGCAATGGGTACACCTCTTGAGCCCCTCGGCGGGCGGGGCGTCGGGTTGATTGGGGGGCATCGGGACTCCTTTCTGGCGGCGAGCGCCGGGGTATGGGTGTTTGTGCCTCCAAAGGATAGTATAATACATGGACGCCCAAAGGACGCTAGCGGGGAGTCTATCGGACGTCCGATGGGCGCCACATTGCGATCTTGTCTGCAGGCGGATATTTTTGGAACTCGGTTCGGGGAGCACGAAATGGCGCCAGCGCTCGAGGTGCTGATGGCTGCGAAAGGTCGGAAGCCCAGGAAGTCGGACCACAAGGCGGAGCGGATCGGGACGATCTGGGGGCGTCCGGAGTGGAAGAAGTGGGTGCAGGATTTCGCGGTCTTCAACCGGTGCGACGTCGGCACGCTGGTCGACCAGGCCCTAACGCGGCTGGCCCGGGAGCTCGAGTTCCGGGAACCACCGGAGAGGTGAGGCTGATGATGCGAACAGAACTCGGAATGTATCGACTCGATGGTCATGAGCCAGTTCCGGTGTATGACACGAGCGAGTGGGCGCGGGCGTTCGCGGCGACCGACGGGACGGTGGCGCAGGACTTCGTGGGACGGGTCGAGGTCGTTACATATTTTCTCGGGGTCGATTACCATTTTCATCGAGAGGGAGCGCCGCTTCTTTTTGAGACTGGGATCTTCCCGAGCAAGCGGCGGCATGACCGTCTCGCGCGACGGTATCACACGTGGGCCGAGGCGGAGGCCGGGCACGCCGAGATCGTCGCCGAGCTGCGTCGGGAGAGGAGCGAAGGGAAATGATCGGGATCGCGTTTCTAGGTTTCTGGGTCGCGTGCGGGGTTGCCCTACACCTCGCGTGCTCTCTTACGGGCTACTATATCTCGGCCGAGAAGGGGCGCGGGGGGCTCGAGGGGTTTTTGTTTGGGCTCGTCTTCGGACCGTTCGGGCTTTTGCTGGCGGTTTTGATGCCGGAGCCGCCGATGCGGCGTGAGCCGGTCGTCGCGTTTGGAGCGGTCGCGGGCGGAATTTTGGTTGCGGTTTTGGCGGTTGGGATTTGCGCGGTTTTAAGGGTGAGCGCGCCGTAGGGGGTGGGCCAATGACGGGGTTCTTTGTAAGGGTCTATCGCAAGCCGTTGGACTTCCAGGTTCACTCCGGTCGATCGGGCGATGCAGGGTGCAAGGTTCCAGTGTATGTCGAGGTCGAGAGGCTAAGCATCGAGGAACTTCAGCAGTTTTTTTCTCGGATGGAACACCGGGCCGTGGTCAACTGGGCGTGCAGGCTGGCGCGCTGGATCGGGGACAATGTGCAGCATGAGGCCGGAGCATCCGATCCTCTCTTCAGTGGTTTGGCCGAATCGCGGGAAGGAGGAGGGGACAATGGCGCGGGCGAAGAACAGTGAGGAAACGAGTGCGGTTGCGACGTTGGAACCGCGCAAGGTGCGGACTGAGATTGTCGGGGTTGTGCGCATTTCGCCAAAACTCGATGTGCGATTAACGGCGATTGCGAGGAGTGAAGGGAAACGCAAGGGGCGCTTTCTAGAAGAGATCCTGGACAAGGCTTTGCGCCGTTACAAGTTTGACGAAGCGCTCCGAAGTGCGCTTGGAGTTTCGGCCAGTGAAGAGGCTCCGGAGGCGTAAAGTCTCCGGTTGAAACTCTGCGCGTCAGAGAAACCGGACGAGCTGCCCTGCCCTTCTGCGGTCGGGGAAGGGGAGGGGCGCAAAAAACGACGGCGACCGGGGCTGTGGAAGAGCACCGATCGCCGGATTTGGCGGCCGCGTAGCGGCACATGGAGGGGTAGGAGGTCCCTCCCCTCACGCGATCGCCGGGGGAATGATAGCGATTTCTGGCGACGGGGCCAGGTCAGTCGGCGGGGCCGTCGAGGGAATCAACGGCGCGCTGGAGGTCCTCTGGCGAGGACTCGCAATACAGGCGGGTCGTATCGAGGCGATCGTGGCCCAGGATCGCTGCGACGGTCTGGATGGGCATCCCGGCCTCGATGAGGCGGCGGGCGCACGTGTGCCTCAAGATGTGGGGATGGAAGCCCTCGAGGCCGGCTTTGCGCGCATAGGGCTCGAGGATCTTTTCAAGGGCCCGGACGCCGAGCGGTCCGCGCTGGCCCATCAGAATGTGATCGGTCGGGCCGCCTCCGCCGCCGAGGCGCGCCAAGTCGCAGAACGCGTCGCGGGCATCTTTGGAGAGCGGTACTTCGCGTTCTTTCCCCCCCTTCCCTCTGACGATCGCGTGACCTTTGCGGGGGCCGTTGTGGATGTCGGCTGTGAGGAGGCCGGCGAACTCGCCGATTCGTAGGCCGGTGCGCAGCAGAATGATCGTGATGGCTCTGTCGCGCGGGTGACCGTCGACGGCCTTGAGCAATCGAAGCTGCTCCCTCGAGGTAAGCCATCGCGGGCCTGGGCGAGCTCGGCGCACTTGCTTGGGGACCTGGATCGGCTCAGAGATTCCGGCGGTGCCGGTCCAGCGCAGGAAGGAAGCCAGGGCGGAAAGGGCCGTGTTAACCGAGCTCGCTTTCACGCGCTTCGTGTCCTTGAGCCAGGCCTTGTAGTTTCGGAGATCGAAGGCGGCGATGTTGGCGGGTGAGAGCTCATCGGGGTAGTTCGACCGGTACCAAGCGGCGAAGGCGCCGAGCTGGTGGCGGTAGGTGCGGATGGTCGCGGCGGAGCGCTCGACCTCGACGAGCTGGCGGACGAATCCCTCGATGGCGTCGGACCAGGTGATGTTGGTCGCGGTGCTCATTGCTTCGGCTCGAAGAGGACGCACGCAAAATCGGGTTTGGTTCTCAGGTGCACGACGACGTCGTCGAAGCCGCCGGCGATTTGGACGAGGTCCGCATCGGGATACTGTTCGGGATTTCCTTTCACTCCCCCCTGGTCAGGGATCGCAGCGCATTGGCCAAAGCCGGTTTTGGTATCTCGCCAAGGAAATGTTTCAGGTCCCCAATGGCGGCAGTCGCTACATCGTGGGATTCGGACATCGCCGTTTTTTACCGCAATGAAACCGTCCAGATTATCCGTCCAGATTTTGGGGTGATAAAACGGGGATAATTGTGGGGATACGGTGGTTTTCATCCCGTATCTGATCGACTAAGGGCAATTATACGAAGAGTCAGGCTAGTCCGGAAGCGCCGGGCATGCCGCCGGTGATCAACCCGGGTCTGAGCCCGGCCTCTTCCGTTCCGCGGGCTAGCAATATCACTATTGCGGCCGCGCTGCTTCCCCGGGCGAGGCATCCTTGCCTTTTGCCCGGGGCGCTTTCGGCCTGTAACACCTTTCCTGACTGTAACAATCCCACCCTTCGGAAATCTCCCACTAAGTGAGCCGATTCGGGGGCTCGGCCGCAATAGTAGGGGTAGACAATCGGTAGTGCGCCTCGGCTAACTCAGAGACCACACCTCGATGTCGCTACCCTTCGCCGAGCGGGATCGGCTGACTACCGAGCTCGACTTGCTGGCGTCCTGGTTCGCGGAGCGCTATGCGCGCCGCGGGCTTGAATTTGATGATGCGAGGCAGGAAGCGCTGACGGCAATCTGGGTCGCGGCGGGGAAGTTCCGACCCACGCGGGCCCATTGCCATGTGCCGTTTTCGGCGTTCGCCCGCAAGTTCATCGTCCGCGCCTTGGAGCGTGCGCGGGCCAAGGCTCGCTGCCGAGGAATCACGCAAGCCGGCGAGCGCGTGACCTTTGCGGGCATCGATCTCGATCAGATCACAGCGATCTCGGAGGCGACCGATTCGGGCGCTCTCGGAGAGGCGCTGGGCCGGGCGATCGCCTCTCTGCAGCCGGAAGAGCGGATGCTGGTCCTGCGCCGCTATGGCCTCGATGGGTTGCCGAGTTGGAGTCTGGTCGAGTGCGCAAACGAATTCTTGATCACCGTTGCATCCGTGAAAAAACGATTGCAGCACGCGCGGGCAAAAATCGGCGCTGAACTCCGTTCTGCGGGATGGGATCCGGCGAACTGGCAACGCCGGGCAACGGAAGAAAAGGCCATCAAAGCGGGCTGATGCATGACCTCGGGCGCAATGGTGAGGTTGACCATCGAGAGACTCGGCGGGAACGTCGCTCTCGACTCTTTGGCAAGCGCACGGCGCGGGCTCCTTATCTACTGATCGATCCGACGTGGGAACAATTTCGGGCCTGGAATCTCTGGAGCGGCGGAGGGTGGGGCACATGGGTGACGTTCAACTATCACATCCTCCTGGCCGAGCTGCCCCAGCCCGACCTGCGAATTCGTTGCTGGGCACGTTCGCGCGCTGGGTACAGAAGCGCGGTGCTCAGCGGAGCTCGCCGGTAGTCGGGCTCGAGAAGTGGAAGGACATCATCCCCGCGGGATACGTCCAGTCAGGGCCTCGCGACTATCGCGAAGTTTTCCACGTTGTCTGGGTTCGGGCCCGGACGAAGTCGGAAGCTCGAGCCAGGGCAAAGATGGCGCTTGGCCATCCCATTCGATTGCCCATTGGATCGGAGTTCACGCTCGAATGTCCTCGGTAGTGAACGCGTTTGCGAAAGCGAAGGAGCGGACGGAGGTCCTGGCCGCGGCCAAGGGCGAGAGCTGCGCCTATTTCGTGGGCCGCGGGACGGAACACGAGGATCTCGGCGAGACAATCCGACTGTGGTGCAACGAGCACCTCAAGGCACGCGAGGCTCTGGCCAGAGCCGAGGGCTATGAGAAGCCGATCAGGGAATTTGCCGAGCGCGTCTGGGTCGAGCGCCTGGCGCAGGAGGGCATTCCCAGTCCGTCGCCCCTCAAGCTCGTGAACGCCGATGGGTCAACGGCGACCTTTGTGGTGCAGGACCGGACGGCGTCGACTCACATCGATGACAAGGCGCTCACTGCGCTCTCGGAGACGGTCGGGCCGGAGGCGGTCGCCGCGGCGATCATCGAGCGAACAATCTACTCTTTCGATCCCAGGATCATGGGGCATGTGGTCAATGTTCCGGGCCGGCGGCGAGCTCGAACGGTTGAATCGATCATTGGCGAGCGGTTGATGGCGATGACTGACGACCTTGTGGTCAAGGGCGTCCTGACGGCCGATGAGGCTGGCGCGCTGATCGTCGCGTCATCGAAGCGAACGCTTAGTCCGGGGTTTGTGCGTGATTCCATACCGCCGCTTTGCGAGCACAAGGCGGGTCGAATAGCGCGGGCAATCGCGGCGCTGGGGTCGGCGGTGGTGCGGTTTCTCAAGCCAGCGTGATCATGCGAATCAGAGGTAAATACGGTAGGCTCGCGCCACGCCCTGAAGTCCAAAGCCGGCTCCTGCGGCTGGCGTCCTACACCTCGAGCGCGCTCCCCGCCCCGCCGCCTGATTGCGATTGGACCCCAGCGGTCACCGGGCCCTGGCTCAATTGGTGGAACGACACGCTAGGCGACTGCACGGTCGAGACGGCTGGGCATCTCCTGATGTCGATGTCCGCCAACGCGAGCGCTCCCATCATCCCAACGGCCCCTCAGATCCTCACGCCCTACGAGGCGGTCGGCGGCTATGACCCGGCCACCGGAGCCAATGACGACGGCCTGGTGCTGACGGACCTCCTGGACTACTGGGGACGCACCGGGATCGCGGGAAATCGGATCAAGGGTTACGTGCGGCTCAATGTCAACAACCTCAATCAAATCAAGCAGGCGATCTACCGATTCGGCGGGGTGGCGCTGGGCATCCGGATGCCGCAGTCAGCCGAGGACCAGTTTGATCTCGGCAAGTCGTGGACCCGCACTTGGTGGCCGACACCCATCGTCGGCGGGCACGCAGTCCCGGCCCTCAGCTACACCCGCGATGGCCTGGGTGTGATCACGTGGGGCGAGAAACAGGGGCTCACCTGGGACTGGTACGAAGAGTATTGCGAAGAGGCGTATGCGATCCTCGATCTCATTTGGCTCAACTCCCGCGGTCAAACCCCCGTCGGGCTGGCGCTCAACCAGCTCATCAGCGACCTGGGCCAACTCCCGATGTCCGCGTGAGAGTCCGGTGGGCTAGCTGGCTCGATCGCTTCGTCTGGGTCGTCGCCATCATGCTCCTGATTCCGATCGTGGTGGCCTGGCTTGACTATTGTTGGCGCGCTCTCAACCAAATCCCGTGAGGTATCCATGGCAGCTTTCGCAACGATCTTGGGTCTGATCATGCAGTACGGCCCCGGCGTGGTCGCGGCCCTGGGGTCGATCCTGGCCTACTTGAAGGCCGCGCAAGCTCATACCGTGGCCACTGAAAACGCCACGTCACTCCAGTCTCTCCACGCCAAGGTCAGCTCCCTGATGGGCGCTCGATCCGTGCCGACTCCGCTACCCCCTCCGCGCTCCGGACCGATCCCGCTCAGGGCGCACGAACTCGACATCAACGACTGAGGAGCCCTGATGTACTCCCTCGTTCAACTGATCATCATGGCCATCGTGATCGCCGGCATCGTCGGCATCGCCATGATCGTGATTCGCCAAGCCGGGATTTCGATTCCGGGCTGGATTATCAACATCTTCTGGATCGTGCTGGTCGTCGTGGTGGCTGTCGTCGCCATCAAGTTTCTCGCGGGGATGATGTGATATGGACCCCGGCGAGATCAAGAACGGCTGGCAAGCGATGGTCACGATCATACCCTGGATTCTGACATTTTTGACCGCCTTGGCGGGGGCCTACTTCGCTTTTCAAATCAAGGTAACAGTGCTCGGCCAAGCCAAGGGCTTCGCCGCGCGGAATGAAGCGACCAACGCGAAAATCGAGGAGCTCCACGTCGCGGTCAACTCGCGGCTGACGGCCCTTTTGGAGACGACGGCGAAGCTGGCCAAGGCGCAGGGCATCGCAGAGGGCATCACGAAGGGGCGGGGCGACGACAGCGCGCAGCAAAAACCCCCGGCCAGCGACAAGCTAACCGGGGGCTGATTCCACGCTCCGTAAGGTAGATCGGATGCTCAGCCGATACAACATGAGTGTCGCTTTTCTTTCCGACCACTCACGTTCCGAGGTTTGACCATGCTCCGTTTATCGGTGTGTCTCGCTGTCCTATTGTCCTGTGTGTCTGCGTGGGCTCAAGCCCCATCCCCGCAACAGCCCGTAGCAGCCCCGGCGAAAGCCCCTCCACAAGCAATCCCCCCGGCGCAGCAGTATCCGGGCGCTCAGCCCGGCTACTACCTCGTACCGGCTCCGCAGTGGTATTCCACCCCGGCGATTCCGTGGACTCCCCAGGCCCTGATGGGCGTCCAAGCCTATGCCGCGCCGGCCGCTAATCCGTGCTCGATCGTGCTCGGTCCTAGCCTGGTTGGTCAGGGCCTGGCGGCTGTCGGCCGGCGCATGGCCACGCTCGGGCAAAAGCAGTGGGTCATCCAGCGCGTGGCCACGGCTCCCGTGCAGCCCGTCGTGGTGACCCCCGTTGTCGCGCAACCCGCTATCCAGCCCCCGCCGCAACCGGGATTCGTGCCGAGCCCTCCCGTGTTTTTCTCGGGCGCTAACCCATCGCGTGAGGCAGCTCCGCCTCCGCCAGTGGCACCGAGCCCGCAAAAACAAGCGGCCGTCTGGCCACCGTCCAACGTGTCGTTCTGACCGGGAAAAAGAGCCCGGGTCGGACCTGATCCACGCAGCCAACTCTATCGACCCGGGCGATCAATCATGTTTGGTTCTTTCGTCAACAAAATCGCTGCGGCTGTCGCGGCGCTCATCAACCCTCGTCTGACAGCACTGGAGAAAACCGTGAACAGCCTCGAAACCGCAATCGCCGCTCTGCAAACCGACGTCACGGCGCTCACCGCCGCTGTCGCCGCTCTACCCCCGGCCAGTACCAACACCTACACCCCGGCCGACGTCGCCAACGTGACGGCCGCCGACACCGCCGTGAAAGCGGCCGTGGCCGCGCTCACGACGTACAGCACTCCGCCCGCGCCCGCGCCGACTCCGGCGCCGGCTTCCTGACCGATGCCGCAACGAGTTCCAACGCACCGTCCCGCAGCGGTCGCGGTCTCGCGACATAGAGACTACGACCGCTATGCCCGGGATCGCGACGCCAAGGCGTTCTATTCGTCCCCGGCCTGGCGGTCTCTCCGTCTCAGTAAGCTGAGGGCCTACCCGTTGTGCCAACCATGCCACCGTGCGGGCCGTCTCGCGATCGCCATGATCGTGCACCACAAGCAACCAATCGACACCCATCCAGAGGTAGCGCTCGACTGGGATAACCTGGAGTCAATCTGCGCATCGTGTCACAGTCGGCACCATGCCGCCGATCGCGGCCAGGCCCCTTCCATCGATGAGAGTGCATGCACTGGTACGTCTGCACCCATGCACACCCCAGGGGGGGAGTGATTTTGCTGGGCCGCGCGCTCCCCAGGCCGCAGACGGCCGACCGCGATTTTTTGAGCAAAATTGGCATGCCTTTTTTGTTGTCAGTCGCCATCTAATGAGCATCTTGACATGAGAGGGCGCAAGCCGAAGCCTACGGCGCTGAAAATCCTCGAAGGGCATCAGAAGAGCCGCACGAATTTTGCGGAGCCGAGGATTCCGGAGGCCGAACTCACACCCCCGCGGTGGCTCACATTGGAGGCGCTAGAACACTGGATCGAGCTGGGCCCGGTCCTCCGGTCGGCCGGCTTGCTCAGCCAGGGCGATCGGCCGGCGTTCGCCATGCTGTGCGAAGAGTATGCGAGGATCCGCCGATCCCGAAAAGCCGCCAACGCAGACAAAGCGCGTGAGAGATATCGGCGTTGGCTGACGGAATTCGGGCTCACTCCGTCGTCGCGCTCGCGAATCAAATCAACGGCCGAACCTCCGAAAGATGAGCTCCAAGTTTTTCTCGAAAAGAAGGCGTGATGCCGCAGCTTTTATTGCCTCCCTCGGCCCGGCCGGCGCAGCCGGCGATGAAACCTGGTGTTCAGCTCGCGTTTGGACAGGACGGCGCGAATGTCTGGATCCAGTGCACTTCCACCGTGGTCCTAGCTCCCGAACAGGCACTCCAATTTGCCGAGCAACTCAAAGCAGCATGTGAAGCCGCGGCGCAGTTCCGCGAAGCGGTCCTCAACCCCGCGCCTGTCATCGCCAACGGCCACGTTTGATTGGGTCCGCAATGCCTCTGATGAGCTCGCTCTTTCGCAGGGTTACCACTTCTCTGAGGCTCATGGGCAGCGGGCTTGCGATTTCATCGAGCAATTTTGTCGACAGTCGAAGGGTCGATGGGCCGGCCAGCGTTTGATTCTCCTTCCATGGCAGCGGGATTACATCATGAGACTCTTTGGTTGGCGGGCTCCTAGCGGGCTCCGGCGCTTCCTCACGTCCTATCTGGAAATCGCGAAGAAAAATGGGAAATCGACGCTGATCTCGGCGATCGCGCTCCTGCTGTTGATTGCCGATTGCGAAGGGGCTCCGGAGGTCTATCTGAATGCGGTTGATCGCAGCCAGGCCAACATCGTCTATGAAGAGGCGGTGCGCATGGTGAAGGCGAGTCCGGGGTTGAGATCGCGGCTGCAGGTGATCGAGAGTCGGGGCGTGATCGTGGATCCGGCTAACTACGGGAAGATCCAGAAGAACTCGGCCGACGCTCCCTCGAAGGATGGGATCAATCCCTCCGGTACGATCTTCGACGAGTTGCACCGGTTCAAGACTCGATCGCTCTGGGACGTTTTCCAGTATGCATCGGTCGCCCGTGAGCAGCCGCTGCGGATCGTGATCACGACAGCCGGCGAGGAAGAAGACGGCGTCTGGTTCGAACAACGCGATTACTCGGAAAAGGTCAACGCCGGCCTGGTTCCCGACGTCACTCACCTCGGAATCGTCTATCGCGCGGAGCGGACCGATGATCTCGATTCTCCCGAGACTTGGCGCAAGGCCAATCCTTCGCTTGGAGTGACGATCTCGGAGGAGGGCTTCCGTCGCGAGCTGGCAAAAGCCAAGGAGACGCCCTCTGAATGGGGCAACTTCCTGCGCCTCCGTCTCAACATCGTCGTCGCCGGCGAGACGAGGTTTTTGCGCATCGAGGATTGGGATCGTTGCAAAGATCCGCCGGTCGTGGAGCCGGGCGAGCCCTTCTTGCTTGGGCTCGATCTCTCGGACACTCAGGATCTCACAGCGCTCGCCCAGGTTGCCGGCGATCTTTATGACGGAATCCACGCGCGGATGTGGTTTTGGCTTCCCGAGGACAACATCGTCAATCTCGAGCGCCGGCACCAGTTGCCCTACCGGGCCTGGGCGGAGCAGGGGCTCATTACGCTCACTCCGGGCAATGTGATCGACTACGAGTTTATCCGCTCGGAGATTCTCCTCTTGGCCGGCCAGGGCGAATGCCGCAAGGTCCTCATCGATCCCTACAACGCGACCAAGCTCGGGATCACGCTCAAAGAGCAGGATGGCCTTCCTGTCGAGTTCGTGCGTCAGGGCTTCTTGTCCCTTTCCGCTCCAACGAAGGAGCTCGAGCGATTGATCTTGGCCGGCAAGCTGCGCCACGGCGGTAACCCAATCCTGCGGAATCACGCTAGCAATGCGGTCGTGGTGAAAGACGCGGCCGGCAATGTGAAGCTCCACAAGGAGAAGAGCAGGAAGAAGATCGATGGGCTAGCGGCTCTGGTCAATGCGGTCGCCGGACTTAGCACCGGCGGTCTCGATCTCGAACCAAGCGTTTACGAGTCTCGCGGGCTCCTTTTTGTCTAGGACACAACTTTTCGCCTAGGAAACAACCATGGCCACCACGGGCAGTAACTTCGTGTATGTGACCGATGCGGGAAATTCGCTGCTCGTCGGGTCGGCGGCGATCGCGCCTCCCTTTCTGGTCGCGATGAATCCGGTTCAGGCCCTCGAGCTGGTGAACTCGAAGCCGATGAACACGGCGCTTCCGAGCTATCCGGGCGTGTGCGTCGATCGTCTCAGCGTCGATCTGTCGCTGCTTCCGGCCCAGGTGCCTCTGCAAGTGGGCGCAAACCAGGTCGCCATGGGCGCGTACCTCGGCGGCTACGCCAAAAACGGCTCGGTCCTGCTCAGCTTTACGGGTACGACGGCGCAGACGATCCTTTTTACCAACACCACGACGAACACTCCGGCGGCCTATGCCGGCGACACCGCCTTGGCCACGTGGTACACGATCGTATTCCAGAATCTCAGTACGAGCGGCAACATCGTCATTTCTCCGGCCTCGAGCAATCCGCTCCTCATCCCGTTCGGTGGTACCACGCCCACGTACACCCTCGCTTATGGCGACACGTGCGTCTGGAACTCCGCGGCCGGCCAGGCGGTCGGGAGTACGCACACCGGGCTCACCTTCACGCCGACGGCTGGCGGCATACTGGCCGTGTCCTTCGGCGGGGCGTGAGAAACCATTCACTCGCTGGCGCTTCGGGCTCGTATTGATATACCGCGGTGAACCCAATCTCCAAAGCTCGGTCGTGGTTGGCGGCTCGGCGGCTCCGCGCCGAGCTCCGCTCGCTGGGCTACATGTCCAGCGGCGGCTATGTGCCGGCGGCTCCGGTGCTCTCAGGCACCTTCGTCACGCCGGAGACGGCGCTCGGCGTCGCGGCGCTCTTTTGCGCCGTGAATGTGATCAGTCGCGACATCGCCGTCATGCCGCGGGCGGTTTACCGACGGCTTCCTGGCGGCGGCCGGGAGATCGACCGGTCGCTGCCGGTGCACGATCTGATCAGCGTCCAGCCCAACGACGACATGAACTCCCAGCGCTGGATGCAATCGGAGATGTGCCACGTTTTGACCCGGGGGAATGGTCTCAACGAGATCGTGCGGAACAAGCGGAATGGGGAGCCAGTGGAGATCCACGTTCTTCACCCGGCGAAAACCTACCCGAAACGCACCGAGTCCGGACAGCTCTATTATGAGCTGGAAAACAAGAAGAAACTGCTGCCGGAAGACTGCCTCCACTTCGCGGGCATGGGTTTCGACGGGATCATGGGGTATTGTCCCGTGACGGTGTGCCGGCAGACGGTTGGGCTCACGATGGGGGCGGAGCAATATGGCGCCGCGTTCTTCGGCAACTCAGCGCGGACAGGCGGTTGGATCAAGGTAGCGCGCCGCATGTCCGAGGGCGCTCTCAATTCCCTCCGCCGCTCCTTCAACCAGATCCACCAGGGGAGTCAGTCGGCGCACCAGGTCGGGATCCTCGAGGAGGGCATGGACTGGGTCAATGCCCAGTTCTCGCCGGAAGACGCCCAGTTTCTCGCGACGCGTGCCTTCCAGGTCCTCGACATCGCCCGAATGTACGGGATCCCTCCCCACAAGCTGTGCGACTACTCGCAGGCTCACCTCGCCAACGTCGAGCAGTCCAACCTGGAATACGTCGCCATGACGTTACTGGGATGGGTCGTCATGCTCGAGAGCGAAATGAATTGCAAGCTGCTCACGCGCGAACAGCGGCAGACGCATGAGATTGGCCTCGACATGTCCGTGCTTCTCCGGGCCGACACCGCGGCGCGAATGGCGCGGGTGCAAACGCTCCGCAATACCGGTGCGATCAGCGCGGACGAAATCCGCATCAGCGAGGGCATGAACCCGATCGGGCCCGACAGGGGCGGCGACAAGTACCTCGTGCAGGCGCAGTACATCCCGCTCGACCAGGTCGGGAAGATCCCGCCCAAACCGACCAAGACTTCCGATGATCGGGCTGCCTTCCCAGGCCTCGAAGAGCGAATCAACGGTTCTTACATCAACGGAGCGGCCGCATGACGGGCGATCCCAAGGTCATCAAGGCCCTCAACGAGCTGGTCGCGCTCGAGATCACGGTTCACGAAGTCGGCCACGGCTGGGAGAAGGTCTGGGAATGCGCCGGTTATAAGGGGCTGCGGAAGTTCTGGGATGACAAGGTCGTCGGGAAGTCCCGGATTCGCCGGCGGTACCTGGAGAAACGGATCGTGCGGTTTGAGGGGCAAATTACGGTCACTCTTCAAACCGCGACAATCGACCCCGCGACGAAGGCCGAGGCGGCCCTGGCCGGCGCGATGAAGGCGGTGATGAATCTCCTCAACGCCTACCGCTCGGCCTGGAAAGCGGTCTCCGACGCCGGCGACAACACCACGGCGGACGATCTGTGCGATCTTCAGAAATCAGTCGAGGCAACCATCTTCAAGCTTGAGTCATGGGCTCGTCAAATCTCCGACATCGACATCAAGCTCTGGCTTGCTCAGCAGGTCTAACAAGAGGCGCACTCGCTGGCGCTTCGGGCTCGTAAAAGCATCACTCCCATGAACCTCCTCGACCAGGTGATCGCTCTCCTCCGCGGGGGCAATGCGCGCGGGCAGGTCCTCCACGCCCCGAAGCTCGATGAGCAAGCGGTCGAGCTGCTCCGCGCGGACCTCGAGCGCATCCAGGCCGGGAGCCCTAAGCGGGCGATGTTCGGCGTTGAGAGACGATTCATCCCCGAACAGGTCGAGCTGCGGAAGGCCAAGTTCGGCGGGCCGGGTCGCATGGTGGGCTATGCAGCCAAATTCGGCGTTCTGAGCGTCGATCTCGGCGGTTGGAAAGAGTTGCTCCAACCCGGGGCCTTCGCCATGGCGATCGCCAACGGGGAAGATTGCCGGTGCCTCCGCAATCACATGGACGACAACCTTCTCGGCCGCCAGTCGGCGGGCACGCTCGAGCTTCAGGAAGACGCCGACGGCCTCCGCTTTGAGTGCGACCTGCCCGACACGCAAACCGGTCGCGATACGGCGGAGAACATCCGCCGCAAGGATATGACCGGGTGCTCTTTCCAGTTCAGCGTTCGCGAAGGCGGCACGCAGTGGAATTTCGACGCTGAGATGCCACTCCGGACGGTGCTCGCCAACGGCGTCAAACGGCTCTACGACGTGGGGCCCGTCACCTTCCCAGCCTACGAATCAACCGAAGTCGATATGCGGTCATTCGAAGCCGCCAGGGCCGCATTGCAACATCTGCCGGCGGCGGCCGTCTTAGAGGCCATTTCTCGCGCCAAAGCGCGCCAGCGGCTCGCCGAGGCTCTCTAGTCACCCTTCCCAGGAACACTCCGATGAGAGAAAAAGCCAGTGAGCTGCGGGCGCAGCGCGCCAAGCTGCTCGACGAGGCGCGTGAGATCGTCGAGCGGTCCGAAAAAGAAAACCGCGTCATGACCAAGGATGAAGAGGCGCGGCACGTCGCCATTTGCGGTGATTTCGCCCACCGGGACAAGTTCCCGGGCGAAGCGAACCAGCTAGCCCAGCGCATCTCCCAGATCGAGCGGCAAATCGCCGTGGACAACATGGGCGACGAGACGCCGGAGCGTCGCTCCCGGCCGCTCCCCCATGAGGATCCCGCCAACACGGGCGATGGGAAGCACCGCTGGTCGCTCATGAAGGCCGTGCGCCAGATGGCATCGAAGGGCCTCGAGCCGCTGGACGGGCTGGAGAAGGAAGTATCCGCCGAGATCTCCCACCGGACGGACAAGACTCCCCAGGGCTTTTTCATGCCCTATCGCACGACGCGGCGCACCTACCGCGATTGGGACCGGGAGAAGAGGGCTCTCGACAGCAATCAGGGCGCAGGCTCGGTCCCGACCGTCCTCGATCGGGACTGGATCGAGCTGCTCCGCAACAAGATGCAGGTGATGGCGGCGGGCGCCCGCGAGATCCTCGACCTTAAGGGGAAATTCGCGATCCCGCGCCAAAACGCGGCGGCAACGGCCTACTGGGTCGCCGAATCGGCGGCGCCGACGGGGACAAATCAGACGCTGGATCAGGTGCTCTTCACGCCGCATACGATCGGCGCGTTTACCGACATTTCCCGCCGCTTCTTCGAATTGACGATCCTCGATAGCGGCGAGGAATTCGTGGAGGAGGATCTTACGGCGATCCTTGGCCGTGGTGTTGACCTCGCCGCGCTCAACGGGCCGGGGAATAGCTTCACGCCGTTGGGCATCCTCCAAAACACGGGCATCACGGCCACCCGTACCGTATCGCTGGGAACAAACGGCGCCGCCCCAACGTGGTCGGCGGTGGTCGAGCTTTACACGATCGTATCCAGGGGAAATGCCGCCGACCTCGGCGAGTTCGTCTATTTGGGGAACGGCGACGTCGAGGGCACGCTGGCCACGACGGCGAAGATCGGCAGCACTTTCCCCTATTTTATTCTCGACGACAACCGCCGGATCTATGCCAAGCGATTCCTGGCGACGCAACAGCTTCCGAACAACCTGACGAAGGGGTCGGGCACGAGCTTGTCGCCCATCATCGGGGGGATCTGGAACCAGCTCGTGCTTGCCTACTGGAGCGGCGTGGACATCCTGGTGGATCCCTACACCGGGTCGAGCACGGGAACGGTCCGGATCGTCGCGCTCCAGGATATGGACATTCAGGCCCGCCACAATGAAGCGTTCAGCGTGATCGTGGACATGGTCTCGAACCAGACTCAGTGAGCGAGCTAGTCCGCGGAGTCCCTCTCATTCCTTCTCCCAGGGGAAACATAGGGCGGGCTCCGCGGGCGCTATTTTTCTGGGAGTTTTTCAGTGCTACTCCAGGTCAAAGCCAACGTCAAAGGTTTCGTGGTCGGCTCGCGTTACATCACTCCGGAAGACGGTCCTACCGAGGTCGAGGATCGCCGAGCCGGCGATCTCGTGAAGGCCGGCCTGGCCGAAGTAGTCGTCAGTCTCCGCAAAGGCGTCGCCCAGGCAGTCGCTCCGAAGACGGGGGCAGAACGCCGGTAGGGTTGGAGCACCGCCTTCAGGCGGTTTTCGTAACACGATTAGCCGGCGATCCGGGTGGTGATCTCACAAAACGCTCGAAAACGTAACACGGCAAATCGGGAGTTGGAGTCCCGCCTTCAGGCGGTCTTCAATCTTCATCCGGACCGGCTGAAGCCGGGACTCCAACAAATCTGTGCGTCTCGTCCCCACAACTACCCTCGACGGCGTCACGCCGATCACGCAGGTGATCACCACGGGCACGCTCTCAAGCGGCTCGCCGGTTATCACCGGGATCGCGGCGACATCGGCGATCCTGGGGGCCCTCGCCGTCTCCGGCGTCGGCATCCCGGCTTACACTTACGTGCAGTCGATCGACTCGCCGACGCAATGCACGCTCACTCAGGCCGTGACAGCCAACGGTCCCCAGTCACTGACCTTCACACTCGAGCCGGTGACGCTGGCCGAGGCGAAAGCCCAGGCTCGCGACGAGCTGCCGGCCACCGACCCGGCCGCTCCGCTCGACAACGCGCTCATCGCCAGCTTCATCATGGCGGCCAGGCGGCCCGCCGAGGTCTGGCTCAAGTCGGCTCTGCTCACACAGAGCTGGACGCTCTACCTCGACTCCTTCCCATCCGCCGGCGGCTATTACAATCGCGCCATTCGCGAGATCTGGCCGTCGCTGGGCGGGCTTCCGTCTGGCCTGGGCTTCTATCCGGGTCTCGTGCCCAATTCGACCGGTGTGATCGATATCCCCGTTCCGCCGCTTCAGTCGATCACGGCGGTGCAGTATTACAACTTTGCTGGCGTACTCACGACGGTCGCGAGCTCGGCTTACAACGTCAGCCTGGGCACTCCGGCCCGCATCCAGCCGCAATATTCGACGGTCTGGCCGATCAGCCGGCCGACGATCGACTCGGTTCAGATCACGTTCACCGCGGGCTATGGGCCCACGGCGGCGGTCATCCCCGAAAACATCAAGACCTTCATCCGCATGGCCGTCTCGCACTGGTATGAGAACCGCGACCTGGTGGCCGAGAGCGGGATGGCCCATGTGCCATTCGCGCTCGAGGCTCTTCTTGGTCCGTCCGATCCGGGGCTGTACGCGTGAGGCCGACCAAATCGGGCCGCATGCGCCAGAGGGTCACGCTTCAGGCGCTCTCCGCGACGGAATCATTCGACAGCTTCGGTCAGCCGGTTCAGGCCTGGGCCAGCGTCGGCACCTTCTGGTGCGAGGTCATCCCGCTCACGGGTCACGAGCTGGTGGCGGCGAAGCAAGTCAAAGCGCAGGCCACGATCAAGGTCAAGATGCGGTTCCAGGGCACATCGATCAGCATTTCGCCGGAAAATCGGCTCCTTCTCAATGGGCGGGTGTTTGGTCTGTTCGACGTCCGCAACATCGAAGAGCGCAACCGCCGCTACGAAATGACGGCCTACGAAATCCAACAGGCAGGCCCGGTCTAGGCGATGTCCACCGGCATCTCCTATCGGGTCTCCCAAAGCGTCGTTTCCTCGGATAACTCTGCGCCCCTGTCGCAGAGCTATTACGAAGTGGGGACCGTCTCCACCAATTTCAGCGAGGTCTATGCCGCGGGCGGGAGTCTCCAGCTTCTGTCGGTCTCATGGGGCGCCCCTGGGCAGGGATCTGGGGACCTCCAGGCAATCGAGCTGGTCGCAAATCAACCGGTCACGATCCAAACCAACGGCAATGGGACGATCGGCGTTCAATCGCTCTCGATCACGGGCTCGCCGACCGGCGGGACATTTACTCTCGGGTTCCAAGGCCAGATCACCGCGGGTATCGCCTGGAACGCGTCGGCCGCGGCCGTCCAATCGGCTCTGCGGGCGCTTTCAACGATCGGGTCCAACGTCACCTGCACGGGCGGAGCTCTGCCTGGGACGGCGGTTACCTGCACGTTCAGCGGGTCGCTCGTCGCGAAAACGGTGCCGCTGCTCACGTTCAACGCGTCTGGTCTCACCGGGGGGTCCGGACCCACCGTCGTTGTCGCGAATGCGCTGTACACGCCCCAGGATGTGATCGTGCTTCAGGCGAACATTCCGCTGCTCTGGTCGATCACGCCCGGGTATTTCGCGTGTCCGTTTCTGGGTGCGGTCACCTCGATGTTCGTCTCGAACACCAATGCCTGCACGTTGAACGGTCGCATTTTGACGTATTAGGCAAGCCCGGTCGCGTCAGCGCCGGGAGTTTTTTCAGGAACTCGGGGCGCTAACGCGACCCCGCTCGCCAAGGAACAATGCAAACCAGCGTCACAGTCACCGGCGTCGAGGAAATCAAGCGGGCCTTCCGCGAGCTGCCTCGGAACATCGCGCGCAAGGTCATCCGCCAGGCCGAGCGCAAGGCGATGCGGATCCCGCTCGCGGCGGCGCGGGCCAATGCGCCGGTGAAAACCGGCAAGGGCCGGAAGTCGCTGCGGATCCGGGCCTCGAAAGGGCCGCGGGGCGCCGGCCGGGACACCATCGCGATCGCGCTCCTCGTCGGCGCGGCCGTCCCAGGTGAGACCTGGTATATGCAGTTGCAGGAGAAGGGCTGGCAGACTGGGAAGCGGGTTCGGTCTGGCGGGAAAGTCGTGGGACGGGTTGGAACGAGTCGGAAAATCCCCGGCAAAAGGTTCATGAAGAACGCGTTGACTACGACTGAGGAACAAGTCAAGGCAGAGATGATCGACGAGATTACCGCGGGTATCGAACGGGAGGCGAGTGTCTGATGCAGCAAACTCCGCAACAGCAAGCCCTCAACGCGGCCAATCAAGTACAGAGCCTCATGGCGCAGCTCAGGGCGCTGCAAAATCAGGTCAATGCGTTTCTCTTGACCTATAACGATCAGTCGTATGCGTCGATCTGGGCGGGTCTGCCGACGGTGGCGATCAATGCTACTACGGGCCTGCCTAGCGCCTACGACCTGACGGCCGGGTCGGGCACGGTCACCGCCACGCAAGCCTCGACCGTCCTGAGCTTCAGCACGAGCCAGAGCAACCTGGCGGGCACCTACATCGCGATCACCGGGGACACGAGTAACGGGCTCTACCTGGTGGGGAGTGGGTCGGGTACCGCCTGGACGATCGCAACGCCGTTCGGCGGTTCAAATCTCTCCGGAGCGGCATGGGGCACTTCGAATCCCAACTCAGCGCATCCCATAGCGCTGCCGGTGGGGTCGCCGATTCTGATGGCCGAGGGCAATTTGATCACGGCCATCGGGGCCCTGCAAAATTTTCAGAGCTATATGACCGGGGTCGCGATTTCGACTCAAGTCAACACCCCGCAGAAGTTCGCCGACATCCTCAATTCGTAAGGCCGACGCATGTCCATCTCGATCAATTACGGGACGCGGACCGAGTTTGGCTCTGACTCCAATCTCGCGAGTTTAGCCAATGCGGCGGCATGCGCGATCGGCCAGGTCGACAACCACTCCGCCGGCAACTGCGGCTACCTGGTCGATTTCACGATTGTCGGCGCTTCCAGCGGCGTTTCGGCCACGGGGACGGTGGTTTTCTACCTCATCCAAGCACCGAACGTCTCTGGCTCCCCAGGGACTTACACGGACGGGATCTCGGTCACCGGAGCATCGGTCGCGGGCGCGATCAAAAACGCCCGGCTGGTGTACGTAGCAAACCTCAACGCGAATAGCCTGACGATCAACGACTGTTTCCTGTTGCCGGTGCCCGATCCCGGCGCGTTCTGGAGTCTCGTCATTCTGAACAGCTCCGGCGCGGCGCTCGCCGCTAGCGGGCACTCGGTCTACTACGAGCCGTTTACATATAACGACTGACCAATGAAACGCCGTTACTGGCCCAGTAAACCGCCTGTCGGCTGGCAGATCGATTGGAGTCATCCGTTTGCGCAGGGTCTGGTCGCGTTCTGGGCCTTCAATGAGGGCTCGGGAATTCCCCTTGAACTCGTTTCCCGATCCTTGCCATCGGCCTCGGCGAATTTTAGCTGGGGGGTCTCGACCGCAGGGCTTGCCGGTAGTTTCAATGGGTCTTCGACCAACCTGACATACACACGTGTTGCGAGCACCACCTCAACGCTCTCGCTCGCTGGGTCGTGCACGTTCAATACTTTCTCGGCGGGGCAGATGCTCATTGAACGCACCCCCGTCAACACAGTCTGGGAAGTGTTGTACTCGCCGACTAGCAGTACTCTGGCATACCGCGGCGCAAGCGCCTCAAATCGTAATCAAATTCCCGTTTCCTTGCTTACGGCTGGTCAGCGCTTCTCATGGGGAGTGACTGATACTGGTACGGGGTCCACGCCTCCCAACGGCTCCACCATGTATCTGAATGGGGTGCAGCAGTCAAACGGTGCTGCGGGCGGTGGTTTGCCAGTGAGCAGCTCCGCAGCCATCTATGTGGGGAATTATGACGGCAGCGGGTATTTCTTCAATGGAACACAGGACTATATTAGCATGTGGAAATACGCGCTCCCCGCAGCCACCATGCAGGCCATCGGTTCCAGCCCCAACGCTATCTGGCAGATGTTCCAGTTTCCCAAGCGCTTCGGAAAGGGCCTGAAGTCGCCCCTCCTCGGTTACGTCCGATCAAATCGTCCCGATAACCGCCAATTTTGGAGTTAGTTCCAATGCCAAAATACGCGCCTCAAGCTGAGGCCCAGGCCAAGCAACAGCTTCCAATCAACATTTTGGCGCTCAACAACAAGCTGGCGCCGCTCAAGATAACCGCCGAGCTGGGCGGCAAGACCAAGCGCCGCACGGCCGACCCCAAGACCGGCAAAGATCTGTCGGGTTGCGAGGCGTTCCAGAAGATCGAATTTTCCGGGGCCCTCTCGGAGCGAGACGAGGTCCATCACGGCAATGTGGATCCCGATTATCGCGCGTACGTGGAGAGCAAGGATCCGACCGTGGCGGCCGCGGGCAAGCTCCATGACGCCGGCGCCGCCTACGACGCACACTCCGATTTTCATCCGAAGTCAAAAGACCGGACGCCGGTCTGGTATTACGAGCAGCATCCCGTCGAGCTCAACCAGTTCATCGTGAGTCTGATTGCCGCGCTCTAACAGTGAGGAGTGGGGAGTGGGGAGCGGGGAGCGAAAACCCGCGCCGGAGCTTCTTGCTCTCCACTCCCCACTCTCCACTCCCCGCTCAAATCTTTTCCAATTCGCACGTCGGTTTCTGACACCAGGAGTTAATCCGTGAATCTTCGTGGATTCGTCAACATCGCCCAGGGCTCGCTGACGTCGGGGACCACGTACAACCTCCTCGTCGGAGCGGCCCCCGCTCAACAGCGGGTCGCGGTCACCGGGTTCGGCATCTTCGGTGCGTATAACGCGGCGGCCACTCCCGGCTTGCTTCAGTTCGCCAAGGCAGCCTCGGCCGGGTCCGGCGGTACCGCCGTCACCCCGCTCCCGCTCGAGCCGGAGTGCACCGAGACGTTCCAATCGACGTGGGCGACGCAACCCTCGAGCGCTCCGTCGTCGATCGTCGTGTTCGATTCACGCGAAGTGAATCCGCAGCTCGGTTTGACCGAGTATTTCCCACTCGGCGATGAGATCTACATCAAGGGCGGCGGGTTCTTCGTGATTCAGTTCACGCCGCAAGTCACCTGCAATTACTCGGGCTGGATCCGGATCAACGAATAAGGCGGTGATGGGTGGCGGGTGGCGAGTGGCGGGCAAATACAGCCGCCTCCGCGAGCGATTGTTTTAACCCTGCACCCTCCACCCTCCACCCTCCACCATGGAAGCGGAGCGAAGACGTCGCCGTGCGCTCGAGTTCGATGGTGTGCCGCCGCCGGCGGCCGGGAAGGTTGGACACCTCGGTTTCGTGCCAGTCGTCGCGAGGCGCCGGCCTCGGCGAGCCTCGATCTTCTCGCCGGCCCGCACCGCCGGCGGCGAGGCCGGTCACCTCGCGCTCAAGCCGGTCATCGCGCCGCGGCAGCCGCGGCGGTCGATGGTCGTCACCGAGCAGCTCGCCAAGTCGCCGGCTGCCGCGCAGCCTCCGATCTTGGCGCTCAAGCCAGTCACCCCATTTAGGCGGCCGCGGAAAGCGACCCTCTCGATCGAGCAGCTCGCCAAAGTCCCAGCGCAGCCTCCTCTGGTACCACTGCGTCCCTTTTTCCCAGGGAAGCGGCCGCGGCGGGCGATCGTCGTGCCCGAAATCCTGGGCAAGACGCCGGCGGCTCCCCAGCCTCCGCTGCTGCGTTTCGTCGCGGCCCGGCGGGCCGAGCGGGTGCGACGGGCCCAGGTCTCCAGCGGGCAGATCCCGCCGGCGGTGCAGGCTTTGACGCTCCGGGAGGCTGTTGTCGCATGGCTGAACTCGCTGAGCGCGCTCACGGCGGTCGTTGGGACTCGGATTTACTTCGAGGATCCGAGCCAGATGGGCCTCTACCCATGTGTGACGGTCCAGGTGACCGATCGGTCGTGGGGCCGCAACCTGGCCGGTGCCGATGGTACCTCGACCGCGACGGTGGAAATCGACGGGCTAGCCCTAAGTGAGAGCACGTGCATCGCGATCGCAGAGGTCGTGCGCAATAACTTCGACGGGTTCCGTGGCTTGCAATCGGGCGTGCCGATCCTCTGGCAGAAATACCTCGATGAGAGTGATGAGACGACCGAGCCGCCGGACGGCTCTGATCAGTGGGTCTACCACGCGATTATCAAATATCGCATCAGGCACCGCGTTCCCTTCCCCACTTCGGTAACGCAAACAAACGTCTGAGGGTCATCTGCCATGGCAGTCAATGTAGGGCAAGGGACAATCTTAAAGGTCACGATTTCGAGCACCCTCACGGCGGTGTTCCAGCTCCTCGAGGTCGATGGTCCCGGGGCCGAAATTGGCACGAAGGAAACCACGAATTTGGGGAGCACGGTCAAGACGTTTCGTGCTCAGCTTCCGGATCCGGGCGAGCTCTCGTTCACAGTACAGTACGATCCGAGCGATACGACGACGACTCAGGCTCTTCAGACGATGGTGATGACGTGGCCGCAAGCGGCGGTTGTGTGGAATTTGATCTTCAACACGTCGCCGTCGCACTCCTGGGCCTTTTCGGCGATCTTGACCGGGTTCAAGCCGAAGGGGATGAACGAGGATGACAACCTCGAAGCCGACCTCAAGTTGAAGCTCACGGGCGCCATCACGTTTACTTGATGATTCATTCATTGTCGTCTGTTGCTCCGCGAAAGAATTCCCTTTCGCGGAGCGAAAGGCGACGGTAACCACGCCCCCGGGTGCCCATGAACCTCCGCGACCAAATCCTTGCTGCCGAAGATCGCAAGATCGTTTCTGTCGATGTCCCGGAATGGGGAATCACAGTCCACGTGCGCACGATGTCCGCCTCGGAGCGCGATCGTTTTGAGGAAGTGCAGATCCGCCAGAAGTGGCAAGACCTGCGCGCTCGCCTGGCCGTGGCCACGCTCTGCACCGAGGAAGGTGAGCTCATTTTCAGCGAGCCCGACGTCGCCGAGGTCGCCAGCAAGAACGGCCATGCGCTCGATCGGATCTTCGCGGTGTCGAGCAAGCTCAACCATCTGACTGCGGAGGACGTGGCCGAGCTAAAAAAAAACTCCGAGGAAATCCGCTCCTCCGGTTCGAGCTCAAGCTTGCGCTCGCCCTCGGCATGTCCCGGAAACGGTTGCTCCGAGAGCTCGATTCCGAGGAACTCAGTCTCTGGCTCGCATACGACGGTCTCGACGGGATCCCGGACCTGAACTGGAGCGCCGCGCGCATCTGTGCGACGACGGTGGCGGCGCTCACGGGGCGGAAGTCGAGCCTCTGGGATCACATGCCGCGGCAGAAGGAGAGCCGGGCGTTGCCGGCTGAGGAAGGCCTGCGAGTGATGCAGGCGATTGCGATCCATCACAACGCTAGAGTAGCCGTCACGAGTCACGCCCCGGCGTGACGTTTTTGTTGGAGTCTGATCAGTATAAGGAGGCGGACCGATGGCGACAATCGGTTGGATAAAATCGGTATAGCGGCGGACACCAAGCCGCTTGAGGCCAACGTCAAGCAGGCCGAGGGCGTCGTCGAGGGGTTCAAGAGCAACCTCCTCGCGATGGGTGCGGCGGCCGGCGCTGCGTTTCTTTCGTTCGAGGCGATCAAGGGCCTTTATGAGTGGGTCAAGGGCGCGGGCGAGGCGATCAACCAGGCTCGGGTCATGGCCGATCGCGTCGGGATGAGCAGCGAGGCTTTTAATAAGCTCTCCTATGCCGCCACCGCGGCCGGCATCGATGAAGGCACCTTCGCGATGTCCGTTGAGCAGATGAATAAGCGCCTCGGCGAGCTTGCCGTCGAGGGCACCGGGCCCGCGGCCGACGCGTTGAAGCGTTTCGGCCTCAGCGCCCGCCAGCTCGCCGAGCAGGGGCCGGAGGCCAGCTTCGAGAAATTGGTCGGCGTGCTGGGCAGCATCAAGAATCCGGCCGAGAGAGCGGCTGTGGCCATGGACCTCTTCGGCAAATCCGGTCAGGCGATACTCAACCTCGCCGAGAAGGGGCCGGGCGGCCTCAAAGAGTTAGAGGAAGAGGCCCAGAAATTGGGTATCGCGACGAGCAACGTCGACGCCGAAAAGGTCCGCGAAGCGGAACATGCCTGGAATCAGATCTGGACCGCAGTGCAGGGTCTGGGGCGCACGATCGCCGTTGAGCTCGCGCCCCATATCGCTTATGTCGCCGACGCGTTTAGCGACTGGGTCAAGCGGTCCAATGGTTTCGCGGTGATCGGGAGTGCCATTCACGATTTCGTGCTCAAGCCAATTTACATCGTGGCTGATGTGGTCAAGTTCGTGGAGTCGGCACTGCTGAGCCTCGGTGCAGCCGGGGTGCAGGCTTTCGCCGATCTGGCGAAGGGCGCAGCGGGATTTTCCGCGGCCATTAGCGGCCAGGGGAAGGCAGCGGGCGCAGGCGCACGCAAAGGCCATTGGGGCGGCCCTGATTGGGGGGCAATCTTGGGCGACGGTGCCGCCCCAGCGGCCGAGGCAAAGCAGCCGGGGAAATCGGGCTTCCTCGAGGGTTGGGCGGACGCTCTTCAGAAAAAATCCGACGAGATGCAGGCCCACGCGTTCAAGCTATGGAACGAGATCGGGAAGGGCCTCGACGATGTCACCAAGGGTGCGGAGGATCGCGCCAAGGCCGCGGCCGATCGTAGTGCCGCTTTCCGCGCTCCGGGCGCTCTCTCTCCGCTCGAGCCGCCCAAGGCAAAGCCCAAGGAAAAAGAATTTGCCGGCGCTTTCACGCTGGGCTCAAAGGAAGCCTACTCGGCGATCGTGCAGTCGCGCGGCCAGTTTCTCTCGCAAAACGACGCCAAGGTCACCGCGAAGAACACCGGCGAGGCGGCGGCCGAGCTCAAGGGGCACACGGCGATTCTGACGAAGATCGCCGCCGGCCTGGATCGCGCCGGCGGCGGGAATCTCGCGACGTCAGTGCACAACCACTAGATGGCTATCGTCGCCGTCAACGAGATTTTCGAGGAGCGCACCGCCCGGTGGTCGGCCACCGAGGGGCGGCAATACACGCGCGTTTTCCGCGTGCTGAGCAACTCGATCTATGACGGGCCCAACACGGCGATCCAGGCCGTGGGCATCAACCGGGGCGACCCATACTCCGTCGTCAGCTTGATCGAGAGCGACCCGAATTCTTATTGCACCAATATCAGCGCGGTGCAGGAGGAGGGCGACCAGCTCGGGTACCTCGTTACGGTCGAGTACACCTGGTACAACCCGAACTATGCGGGCGGCGGTCCGAGTCAAAACCCGCTGCTCATCCCGATCGATGTGACGTGGAGTTTTCGGGCCCAAGAGAAGGTCGCTGAGTATGACATCAACGGCAATCCGATCCTGAACACGGCGTCTGATCCGTTTGACCCGCCTCTCGTAAAGGACGATCCACGTCCCCAGCTTACCGTGGTGCGGAATGAGGCCGTCTACAACTTGTCCCAGGCGTATTCTTACCGAAACGCGATCAACTCGGATAGTTTTGCGACCTTCGATCCCACGATGGCGCGTGTGATTCAGATCGGCAGTAAGTCGGCTTGGCATCAGGACTGCGGCTGGTACTGGGTCGTGACCTACGAATTTGAGTTTGCTCCTCCCAGCGGGCCCGGCGATCCGGGCGGTTATAACCCGCTGGTTTTGAACCAGGGCATGCGGAAGATCAGCCAGAGCACGAATCTGCCGGTGCCGATCGTGCTGAATGGTGTACCTGTATCAAAGCCCATGCGGCTCACCAAACAGGGTTATCTCTGTAAGCCCAGCGACCCCACGTACTGGCTCCAGTTTCAGATCTATCCGGCGCTGCCGTTCGGCGTGTTCGGCTTCGACCCGGTGGCGCTGGCCGGACAGCGCAGCGGGTTCAATACGGGGTTTGGCGACCAGAACTTCAACGATTAATGGGCATCTATCGCGCCGACCAGACTTTCGCCGACCGCCCGGTCCAGATCTCGCAGCGGCTGCTCAACGAGATCGTCCGCGCTGCGCGTCGATCGACCGAGGCCTGGCCGTTCTCTCAGGACCGCGGGATCGGGCACGATCGCGGCATGCCTGGGTCTACGGCAGGGCCCATGGGTATGTGCACGCCTGGCATCGTCACGACGCCAATTACGGTTTGCACCATTGCGAGCGGCGGTTACGTTCTGGGCCAGGGCATCGTCCAGTTCTATTTCTACGACAACGACAGCGGCTTTTCGAATCCGGTGCAGGTCTGTACGGACGATTACTCGAACGTGACGGTCTTCAACTGGTACCAGAACAGCGGAACGATTCCGACCGGCAAATCGGTGTGGTGCACGCAGTGGTCGGGGGCATGGTGGTTTCTCGGTTCGGATTGTTGAGGTTGGATCTCTGATTGCCAATCCAACAAAACAACCCGATATCCCCGAACGGTGGGGGTTCGGGCACTGCGACCGGTACCGCGTCGGCTCATGCGCGCAGCCGGTTCGTCCAGCATCAGGGCCTTCCGCTCGGTCTGCCGAGTGGACTGCCTGGCCGCGGCCTCGTGGTGGCAGTCCAGCCCGCACGGCGGCCGCGGCCGCCAGCGATCCGGGCTCTGCCTCCGCTGGGTTTGCCGCCGAGTATCGGCCGTGGCGTGGCGGTGCAGGTCCGCAGCTCGCGGCGGCCAGGCCAGGTCATCGCGCGGGCTTTACCCCCGCACAGTTTGGCGCCGAGCCTCGGCGGCGGTGTGTCGGTGCATGTGCGGTCGGTTCGCCGGCCGACGCCCATTGCAATCCGGGCCCTGCCTCCGCCGAGCTTGGCGCCGACCACGATTCGCTCGGTCGTCTGGCCGGTGCGGCCGGTGCGGCGGGGTCGCCTCGTCTTGGCGCGGGCCTTGCCTCCACCGAGCTTGGCGCCGACCACGATTCGCTCGGCCGCCTGGCCGGTGCGATCGGCACCAAGGCCGCGGCCGGTTCTGGCGCGTGCGCTGCCTCCGCCGAGTTTGCCGCCGAGCCTGGGCACGGGGGTCGCTGCGCATTTGAGAACGGTGGCGCGGACGAAGGCGCTGGCGGTGCAGACGCCTCCATTCCCTGCCCTGGGCGGGTTCCCGAATGCGCAGGCGGGGGGAGTGCGATTTCTCGGGGTCGGCGGTACCGGCAGCGGCTGCGCCTGCTGCCCGGGGACGACGTGCCTCGAGTTTTTGGGGTGCAACCAGTCCGCGCTGCAGGGCGTCACCGTCAACGTCTACACCAAGAATGGCGGCACACTGGTCGCGGGCCCGCTCACTTCGAATTCGTCGGGATTCGTCTGCGCGTCGCTGATGACTGGCTCGTACTATGTGGTGCCGACCGGCACGGCCTGGCCGCTGAATCTCTACCAGTGGAACCCGACTCAGATCGAGCTGATATCCGGCCGGGCCGTCCTTTGGGGTCCGCCGGTGGTTTCGGGCTACGGCTGTTGCTCGACCGTGAATTTCCCGCTGCCCCTGACGCTCTATTTGACCGTGTGCTCGCAGACGTTCACGTTGGTTGCACCGATCGTCAATCACCAGATCCAGGGCTGGGCGCCGATCGGAGCGACGGCCGACATCACGACCCCCTTTGTCGCTGTTGTCGGCGACCCGCCGGACTGCGACCTCGGCGGCTGGGATGGAGTGACGACCGACGTCCAAACGGTTCCATGGGCTGTGCGGCTGTTGTGTCCGTCGGCCACCGGAGATGACGCGACCATGACCGGCCTGGCCGGTGTGTGCGGGATCGGGCATTACAACGGCCACATCGGTGGCTTCGATGCATTCGCGATCTGTCCGGCCGAGTGTGTGGGCGTGGGGAACGCCTACACTTGCTGTAACGGCGGCGCAGGGCCAGGGCCCGGCGTTCCATTCGCGCTGACCGGCACGATTGGCGAGGCGGGCGTCAGCCTCAGCGGCACGATGCCAGGCGGCGTGTCGACGAGCTGCGTGCTGCCTCCCGCGGCGCCGTGGCCGCTGCCGTGTGCCGGCGAGGGAATCCTCGTCACGAACTAAATGTCGGCTGATGCTGTGCAATCGCTGTCCATGTCCGTCGGTGTGCGTCGGCGAGCCCCAGCTCTGCGGCCTGGCGGGCGACTCCAAGGCATGGGATCACATCCGCAACGTCTCACTGCTGAAACGCGACCCGGCCTCGGCGGTGCACCCGCCGCGAAGCGTGCGGGGCGATGCCAGCTCGGCCGGTCCGTCGGGCACGGGCTGCTGTGGGGGCTACATCGTTCTGGGCTATTGATCGCGCCCGGGCTCGCCCGGTAAGATCACCCCTACGTCCGTGCCGTGCCTTCGTACTGAGGGGCATGGGAACCGGAGAGTCCGCCCAACCTGACGAGAGGCCCATGGGTTAGCGCTGCCCATGGGCCTCTCTTGTTTTGGGGTTGGAGTCCCGGCTTTAGCCGGTCTTCTCCCCTCTCCGAAAACTATTTTGGAAAAAATCTCACATAGCCCCATTGAAGGGTGTTGACATAGCCCCATTGACGCCTATACTATATAGAGGGGAAGAGAAAAGAGACCCGCAAACAAGGAGCAACGCGATGACGACCCAAGACCAGATCACGAAATTGGAGCGAACTCTCAAGCGGCTGGAAAGCCTCCGCGAGCGAACCAAGAGCGGCTCGGTACTGGCCCGGCTCACAGCCCAGGCCAGGGCCGTCGCCCGGCAGATCGCCGAGCTTTACGACCAGATCGGCTAGGGAACGAAACCAGGGCCAGGGAAGGCCCGTTTCTTTCGACACACGCAACCACCCCCGCGCCGGGCGGGAAACCACGAGAGGGGAATGAGATGATCACTCAGAAAGCCACCGCAAATTGTCACGTCAGACTCGAATGGCGCCACGACGGCCGGACTGGCGCACGAACGACCGATCTGAACTGGCTCCGCAATGCGCGGAACCCTTATACGGGGACGCTATTCTCCGGCCGTGACACCAACGTCACGTTTTTCACCCCATCCGGAGAGTGGACGTGGGCC